ATCAGAACATCGGTCAGCTCGGCTCGAAGGCGGCGACGGCCACGCCAGGCATGACGTCGCTGTCGGGTTCGCTCGACCAGATGCTCGGCAGCCTGACCAAAGGCATGGGCGGGGCAGGCGCTTCTTCAGGTGGCGGCGCGGGTCTCGGCGGGTTGTTCACGGGCCTGTTCTCGCTGTTCCACGAGGGCGGCCTGGTCGGCTACTCGAACACGGCGATGCGCGCGGTCAGCCCGGCGATCTTCGCTGGCGCGCCGCGGTTCCACGACGGTCTCGGCGACGACGAGTTCCCGGCCATCCTGCAGCGCGGCGAGCGCGTGCTCACCGCCAACCAGGATCAGCGCGCCACCGCAGCGATGAGCCGCATGGCCGACGCCATGGCCAACGCCAGCACGCCTGCGGGGACGCAGCGGCTGGACAGTGGTCGCCAGCCGTCGGGTGGCAACCATATCTCGATGATCGTGCAAACCCCGAATGCAAGCAGCTTCCGTTATTCGCAGTCGCAGATCATGGCCCAAACGCATGCGGCTCTGGGCCGCATGGGATCGAAGCACAACTAAAGGAACGAACGATGTCGCTGCTCTTCATTGACGGCTTCGACGCCTACGGCGTGGACGGGGCGAACATCAACGCCATCATGGCCACGTCAGGCTGGGAGACCACGAGCTATTTCAGCATGAACCAAGCCGCGCGCGCTGACACCAGGACCGGCGTCGGCTTCTCGATGAACACGAACAGCACGCTGTCCGACACGATCCTCCCGTTCCGCACGTCTACGGGCATCGTCATGGGCTTCGCGTATAAGCTGCCGCAGAACAGCGTCGACTCGAATGCTCCGCTGGGCGGCATCATCAAGTTCATGTACAATAACTTGCTCGGCCGTATCTATGACCAACTGTACGTCGCGGTGAACGGCCAGAACGGCATTTCGCTGATCGACGGCGACTTCAATCTGGTCGCCGCGTCAAATCCCAACGTGCTGTTCTATGGGACGTGGCAGTATATCGAGGTCAAGTACGTGCCTGGGCTCGGCAGCGCCGGCTCGGTCGTCGTCAAGATCGACGGCGCGATCGTGGCCAGCGCCACCGGAGCCAAGACCTGCAATTCGGTCGCCGCGGCGCTGGTCAATCAAATCGGCTTCGGCGACGGGGTCAGCTCCAGCCAATCCCACCCCGGCATCGGCGGCGTGAATGCGCTGTACGACGACCTGTACCTCTGCGACACGCAGGGGACCACCTTCAACGATTTCCTCGGCGACTGCGTTGTCCATTCGGTGTTCCCTGTGGCTGATGTCGGCCCGAACGCCATGACGCAGACCGGCGGCGGAGCTGGCCACTTCACGTCAGTGAATGAGCAGGCCCCGGACGGCGACACCAGCTACCTGTCGACCAACGCGGTGGGCGAGCAGGAGATGTTCTCGCTCGGGACGTTCCCCACGGACATGGTCGACGTGCTCGCTCTCGCCGTGAACGTCCGCGCGCGCAAGGACGCCACCGGCACCGGCATGTACTCGGCGTGTCTGGCTCAGGGCGGCACCGAGGGTGACAGCGGCCCGATCGCCGCCGCGGCCAACTACGTCACCAGCCAGACGATCTATGACCAGCCGCCGGCTGGCGGCACGTGGACGAAGATTTCGGCGCAGGCCGCGACGATCGGGTTCAAGACGGTGACCGCGCCATGAGTGAGCGGCTCACCAGTTCCAACGCTGCCGCCGTGGGTCACGTGGGGCGGCCCGCGGACATCTTTTCGGGCGTGGTGACCCAGGTGATGGGCGATCACCCTGAGCCCCCGCGTCGGTTCACCAGGGCCGACGCTGAGGTGCATGGCGCGACGCCGCCGGCCAAGCGTTGGTTTACGCAGACGTGCCTTCAGATTTTGAGCACCCGCACTCCAGAATACGGATTTACGAACGTGATCCTCCCCGACGTTTTCCCCGACGACATCAGCTACAACTCGGTCGGCTCGACGCGGTTCGCTACCGACGTCATCGTGGTCGACTCCGGCGACGATCAGCGTGTCAGTCGTTGGGACCAGCCGATCATGGAATTCGACGTCGCTTACGGCGTCCGCACCATGGAGCAGCTCACGCACCTGATTACGTTCTTCAGGGCGATGCGTGGCCGATTTTACGCCTTCAACTACCGCGACCACGTCGATTACACGTCGTCAGTGGCGAGCGCCTACGAGGCCCGCGTCGCGCCGCCGGTCAAGTCCAGCGACCAGCTGATCGCGATCGGTGATGGCGTGAAGTACCAGTTCCAGCTGACCAAGACTTACGCTTCGTCCACGCAGTCGCAGGTCCGCACCATCAGCCGGCCCGAGCCCGGCACGGTTCTGGTTGAGGTAGACGGGGCGCTGTCTAGCCTGTGGACGGTCGACACGGACAGCGGCTTCGTCACGTTCACGACGCCTCTTTCGGAGACGTTCACGCATCCGCTGACGCTCGGGGCGCTGTCGAGCGGCTCCGGCACCATCTCCGGCAACGTCGGCGACTTCAACGCCTACAAGCCGTTCGTCGGCCGCGGGATCATCATCTCGGGCTTCACGACCAACGTGAACAACGTGCCGATCGACAAGGGCGCGATCCTGGCCGCGGTGTCGTCGGACGGCAGCGCCATGACCGTGAACTACCCGCTGAACTACGGGACGCATCCTGAAGCGTCCACGAACGTCCGTCTGGATGTGCATCCGGCCCCGCCGGTGAACGCCGTGATCAAGGCCGGGTTCCAGTTCTTCGTCCCGTGCCGCTTCGACACCGACATCCTCCCGGTGACTCTGGAGGACTACGGCATCGGCTCCTCGAACAGCGTCAAGCTGATCGAAGTGCGCCAGAGTGCTTTCTGAGGAAGCCATGCGATCCGTTCCGCCGCTGCTGTTCGCCGTCCTGAAGAACCAGTCCGCCCGCGTTGACACGGGGTGGCTGGTCGTCCGCACGGACGGGTTCCGCCTGGGCTTCACGTCGTCGGACAAGGAGTTCACCTATAACGGCGACGTGTACTCGCCAGCCAACGGCATGAGTAGCTCGGCGATCGTCAGCAAGGGCGACGCCTCTGTCGACAATATGGAGATGCAGGTTCTGGAGAGCGAGCAGATCACGGAGACGGACCTGCGCGGGGGTTTGTGGGCCAACGCCGAGGTCAAGGTCTTCTGGATTTGCCCCGATCATCCCGAGTACGGGGTCGTCCCCCTCCGCGGCGGCACGCTCGGCGAGATCGTCATCAAGTCGGGGCAGTTCACGACGCAGCTACGCTCCCTGTTCCAGCAGATGCAGCAGCCGTTCGGCTACTTCTACACGCTCCAGTGTGGCGCTCAGCTCGGTGATGCACGCTGCAAGGTCAAGCTCGATGCGCCGGTGTGGAAGCCGAACACCGCCTACCGGCTCGGTGTGGCGTCGGACGCCGGCATCGGCGACATCGTCAAGCCGACCGTCGACAACGGCTACTGGTACTACGCGCAATACACGACGGAGGCCGGCGAGCAGCCGAAGGGCACGCCCAGCCAGCCGGGGCAGGGCTTGTCGGCCAACGACGACGCCGGCCCGAACGACGACACGCAAGTCGCGGTCGGCGCTCCGCCGGACAGCCTCGGCCAGTTCACGTACCAAGGCGACAACGTCGACATCTTCGGGATCAAAATCTGATGGGCGGCAAGAACTCATATGGCCCCTACGACGTCGGCCAAGGCGGCACGAGCAACATCGTCCCCGATCCGACGCCGCCTACCGCCACGGCTACGTCCGGCGCGACCGAGCCTCATTGGCCTACGGTTGCGTTGGAGGCGGCCCTGCTCATTCACCCGCCAGTAGGCAGTGACGCCAGTGCGGCCCATGCGCTGTCTGACGTGCAGGATGGTGGCGTGACCTGGACGGCGTTCTATGCCCGCCGGGCGCAGGGCGCGGTGCTGGCGCGGCTGAACGCGGCGACTTTCCAGCACGACCGCTCGATCTACCCGCAGCACTATTTCCAGTATGGGACGCTGATCTGGCTGACCGGCCAGAACGCCGGCCTGTCTGTCGACATCCGCGACTCGGCCGCGCCTGTGACAACGGGCGGCGTGAGCACGGTGCCCTACATGCAACTGATGGAGATGATGCCGAACCCAATCGAGCCGGGCGACGTCTTCATCGCCACGGTCGGCTGTGGCAAGACGCGCTACGCCTGCCAGGAGTTCAACAATATGGACAATCATCGCGCCTTTCCAGACATGCCGACCGAGGAGCGCGCGCTGGCGACGCCGAACATTGCGAACCAGGGCTATTCGCCGAAGCAAACGAAGTGATATGGTGCAGCTAACTGCACGAGGACGAGCAATGCGACCCGAAGACCTGCCAGTCGACTACGTCCTGAAGCGGCGCGACATTCTCGCGGTCGCCCGGTCGTGGGTTGGCGCGCCCTACCGCCATCAAGGCCGCGGCCGGCGCGGGATCGACTGCGTGGGCCTGCTGATCGAGGTCGCGAAGGGCATGGGTCACTCGGTGGACGCCCCGAGCGCCTACAGCACCATGCCGCAGGGCTGGCAGCTTCTGAAGCCGTGCGACGCGCAGCTGTGGAAACCGGCGCGCCAGGACAAGGTCATTCCCGGCGATCTCGCCGTCT